AAAGAAACAGGTGAAAGTCATGTTGTTAACAATGCCTGGATTATGAAAGCTCCTTCTATTGTTCGTGGTGGAAATCCGAATACAATGGATTGGGTTTTTCAAGGTGATTTTTTAACATCTGTAATACCAACTGTATAAATTTGTTAACTGGAGGTGACAAATGAGAGAGCAGAAGCGCAAAGAAATAAATGGAGTAACATATCTTGTAACACAAATGCCTGGTACTCGGGCATTGCGTGTACAAACAAAATTGATTTCCCTTCTTGGAAAAGGTATTTTTGAGATTCTTGGTAAAGGAAAAATTACCAAAGATTCTACAGAAATGCTTGAAGCCCTTGCACCGATTCTTGACAATTTTGACGATGAAAAAGCTTTTAATTTTGTGATGTATCTTTTTGAAGAAGGTGTTTTCATTGAAAAAAAAGATGGTGATTTAAAAGTTCCAGTAAGTATTGATTTCGAAAAAGATTTTGTTGGAAAGATTATGGATATGTGGAAAGTTGTTGGTTTTATTCTGGAGGCAAATTTCGCAACGGGAAAGTAAAAAGGATCAGATTTGCTCACCATGGTTCCGGAACAAGAGAAGCCAGGGAGTTAAATGTTGATCCGCTTACTACACGTTTAGTTTTGGGCAATATGGCAAAACTAATTGAATTACAAACAATTTATAGTTATCCAGATATGCTTGAATTGTCTGAAATGTTAGATTTAAAAGAAGAAGCGGAATATTTAAGGAATAAAAATGCCAGCAAAAGTAATTGAAAGTTTAATAACACAAATCGGATTTGAATTCGATGATAATCAGGTCAAAAAATTCAATGAAGGTGTTGAAACTGCTGCAAAAGGTTTACTTGCTGTCACTGCTGCTGCCGGAGCTGCTGCTGTTGGTATTTTTTCTTTTACAAAAAGTATTGCAGAAGCGAATGATGAAACTGGAAAATTGAGTCAACGAATTGGAGTTGATCTTGATGCTATGCAAGAGCTTGGATATGTTGCGGAATTGAATGGTGGCTCTATTGACTCAATGAACAGTTCACTTGAAAATCTTTCAAAAATAACATCCGAAGCCGCAAGAGGTATGGGAGCCGGGGTTGAGGTTTTTGGAATGTTAGGTTTAAGCGCCACCGATGCTGAAGGTAAAGTTAAAAATGCTGATGATATGCTACTCGAAATTTCTGATTCTGTTGCAGCGCTTGGAACTCAAGCTGAAAAATTAGAATTCACACAGAAACTCGGCATCGGTGGTGACCTTCTTTTGGCAATACAAGACGGGAGTGATGCTCTTTTAAAACAAAGAGAAGAAGCAAGAAAACTTGGTTTTACTATTAATAAAGATGCTGCAAAGGCTGCCGCTAATTTTGTCGATGAAATGACAAGAGTTAAAAAAATAGTTCAAGGTGTTGCGAGTACAATCGGAACAAAACTTATGAAAGTTTTAACACCGGTTATAAAAACATTTGTTGAATGGTTCAAAGTAAATAGAAAACTAATTCAACAACGCTTAGAAAGTTTTTTTGAAACATTGATAAAAGTGATAAGCGGTGTTTTCAATGTGGTTATGCGGGTTTGGAATGTTATAAATGGAGTTGTTCAGGTTTTTGGAGGTTGGGAAAACGCAATCAAACTTGCAACAGCCGCTTTAATCGCTTTCAATGCTGCCGCTCTTTTTATTCCGATTGTTTTAATTGCTGCCGGAGCTGCAATTCTTTTGTTGATTGAGGATCTTCAAAAATTTGCAAATGATGGTGATTCATGGATTGGCAATTTACTTGAAGATTTTCCAAGACTAACAGAGTCACTGAAAATATTATTAAACTGGATGGCTAAAATTGGTGAAGGTTGGAAACTGATTTTCTCTGATGAACTTGGTAATGCGGTTGAAGGTTTTCAAATGATGATTAAAGATATTACTATCTGGATCGGAAACCTTGGAAAAATGATATCATTTGTTGGTGTTGAATTATTAAACAAATTGATCGGGCCTTTGAATAAAGGAATTGAACTTTTAAATAAAATACCGGGTGTTAATATCGGAAATGTTTCACCTGTAAATACAGAAACAAACCCGGTTCCAATTGCAGCAGCAGGTCAAAACAATAGTACTCAAAACACTACAACAAATAATACCTCAAAACCAAACATAAATATCAATGTTGATGGTGGTAATGTTGCTGATGTTCGAAAAACAATTTCTGAAGTTTTAAACGAACAATATACTGGAGCAAATGTAAACTTATCAAGTGAGGTTGAATTTTAATGGCAATCACTCAATTGATTTTTAAAAAAGGAAATTTTATCGGTGAAATCGAGCTTGACGTTGTTATAACTGAAAGTGCAAGCGCAACGGCAAGGATAACAAAAAACCCTGTTGAAAACGGCGCTGATATAAATGACCATGTGATAATCGAGCCAATGACTTTTTCAATAAGTGGAGTTGTTAGTAATTCGAGTAGAAATATTCTTGAAGCAGCGCAAAATGTTTTTTCAACTCAAACAAAAGCCAGGGAAGCCTGGGAAGATTTACTTGAATTGCAAATAAGTCGAACACCTTTTACACTTGTTCAAGGTTTAAAATCATATGATAATGTTTTGATAACAAATCTTTCAGAATCTCAAGACAAAGAAACATCAAACGCATTGTATTTTACAGCGACATTATCTGAAGTTATTTTGGTCGGAATCGATGCTCCACCAACAACAACATATGCGGATCAAGATACATCGGATAAAACTACTCCGGCAACTAATGGGGGGTTGAAAACAATTGTCTAAACTCGGTGAATTAAAATTAAGTTCGAGTCCAGAAGAAGTAATAAAAGTTGTCATTGATGAAGTTGTTTATGATTTCAGGCAATTATGGAACACATTAGGATTTTGGACTATTGACATATTGACTGATGATAATACGGTTCCGCTTGTTTATGGTATTAAACTTGTGTCAGGTTCTTTTTTACTACAACAATATGTTGATATACCTTTTGATGTTAAAATTGATTCAACAGTTGATCCAACAAGAACAACTATTGAAAATTATATTTTGGAAATATATAGTAAATGAATTTTTTTGGTAGACAAGTAAAAATTTTGATTAAACAATTGAGTATTGAAGATTTGAGAGTAAAATTCAATGTTGAAAAATCACTTGTTGGTTATCCAAATAAAGCAAACATACAGATTTACAACATGAGTGTATCGAGTCGACAAGAAATAGAAGAAGAAAACATTGAAGTAAAATTACACGCTGGTTATGAAAATCCACCATTATTGTTTTCAGGGAATATTGTCAACGTTTTACATCAGAAACAAGGTGTTGATTGGATAACCACTTTATATTGTGGTGATGCGATTAAAGATATAAATGATTCAATTATAAATAAAACCTTGGCTCCAGGCGCTACGACTGAAACAATTTTTAACGAGCTTGTTGAGAGTATGGAAGGTGTTACAAAAGGTATAACAAAAGGTTTAACAAATTGTATAAGTGGAAAACAATCATTGTTGCGGAGTTTGCAATTGACCGGAAATGTCAAAGATTGGTTGAAAAAAATCGCTGATGAATGAGGTTTTGATTTCTCAATCAATGATGGAATCATTGAAACGACCGAAAAAGATAAGCCGCTTGATGATACTCCAATTTTTGTCATCAATCAAAAATCAGGTATGATTGGCAGTCCTGAAAGATCTGATGTAGGTGTTAATGTTAAGAATCTTTTATTGCCTGATTTAAAACTTGGAAGGCGTTTTGAAATCAAAAGTATATCTGAAAAAATAAATGCGGGTAATTTGTTTTTTAGAAAAGTTCCACCAATTAGAAATGAAGGTATTTACCGAATTGATAAATTAATACATGTTGGTGATACACATGCTGATACATGGGAAACACAAATTTCCGGGAGGGTGTTTTAAATGGCCGATCCAAGAACAACACTTGAAACAGTAATACAAACAGCGATTGATTCTTCATTAAAAGAATTACATACATGTTTGCCAGCAATTGTGCAATCTTTTGATAAAACAGAACAAACTGTTGATGTTCAACCAACGATAAAAAGAAAAATAAAAGGTGAGCTTGTTGATTTACCTTTATTAACTGGTGTTCCGATACGTTTTCCAAAAACATCTGATTTTTCAATAACATGGCCGATAAAAACAGATGATCATGTTTTAGTTATTTTTGCTGAAAGATCAATCGATAATTGGTTGATCAATGGTGATCTTCAATCAGCCGGTGACTTAAGAAAACACTCTTTATCAGATGGTTTTGCAATACCAATGATGTATCCACAAACTGATTTAATATCAAGTTTTGATGATACAAATTTACAAATTAGAACAAGTTCAGGTAGCGGAATAACTCTAACACCTGGAGGTATTATTGAATTAAATGGTAATGCGGATTTTGTAACCGCATACACAGATTTAAAAATTGCTTTTGATCAATTAAAAACAGATCTTAATAATTTTATAACTATTTTTAACGCTCATATTCATTCGGGTGTTACGACGGGCCCAGGATCAAGCGGGTCAAGTCCAACACCAGGAACTCCATCAACTGCCGACATGAGCGGTGCAAAAGTCGATACAGTAAAGGTGCCATAATGCCAGATATATATTTAAACACAAGTCACGATATTGTTTTAGATGGAAGAGATTTGAGAATAACAACTGAAGATGAAGATTTAGTCCAAAGACTAAAAATAAAACTTCAGTTTCTTTTAGATGAATGGTTTCTTGATACATCGAAAGGTCTTCCATACACTCAGTTAATTTTTGAAGAAGGTGTTAATGATCTTCAAAGATTACAATCAATTTACAGAACTGAAATATTAAATACTGAAGGTGTTGACAAAATAAATTCTCTTGAGTTATCGATTGATAGAGATGAAAGAACATTGGCTATTACATTACAAGTCAATCAAACAGTAAGTGTTGAGGTGACAATATGACATTCGGAATGACATCAACCGGTTTTAATCGAAAGCGTTTAGCTGATATAAAAACTGATATAGAAACAGCATTAAAAACCGTTTTCGGAGAAAATATTGATCTTGAGTCACAAAGTGTTTTCGGTCAACTTGTCGGTTTAATGTCAGAAGCTTTTGCGGATCAATGGGAATCTCAAGAAAATGTTTATAATTCTCAATATCCTGATACCGCTTCTGATAATCAACTATCAAATGTTGTAAAATTAAATGGGTTGACAAGACTTGCTGCAACAAAAGCAACTGTGACAGCTACATTGTCAGGAACATCTGGAACACTTATTCCTATTGGCTCGGAAATGTCAACAAGCGATACTGGAACAGTTTTTGTAACTCTTGCAAATGCTACTATTGGAGGTGGTGGAACTATTGATGTTGCAACAGAAAGTAAAGAAGCCGGATTTTATGAAGCTGCTGCCGGAACATTAACTATCATTGATACACCAGTTTATGGTTGGACTGGTGTAACAAACGCTTCTGATGCGGTAGCTGGTAGAGCTGAAGAAACGGATGCTGCATTGAGACTAAGACAATCCGAATCAACTGAACAAGCTGGTCAAAATTCAGCTGATGCATTAAGCGCACAACTTAAAAATCTATCTGGTGTTGTTGATGCTTTGGTCGTTGAAAATAAAACTGATTCGGTTGATGCTCTTGGAATACCCGCTCATAGTTTTGAATGTTTCGTGAAAGGGGGGACTGGAACTGAAATTGCTGATCAAATATGGATCAACACGCCGGTCGGCATTCAATCTCATGGCGATACACTTGTTGTTGTTGAAGATGCCCAGGGTTTTAGTCAAAATGTTTATTACACTGTTCCATCAGATGTAAATATTTATGTCAAAGCAAATATAACCGTTGATAGTTCATTCCCTGGAACTGGAGTTGCTGATATAAAACAAAGTGTTGTTGATTATGGTGAAGCTAATTTTTTAATCGGTGACGATGTTATTTATTCTCAATTATTTGGGCCGATACATAATACAACAGGTGTTTTATCAATATCATTGTTTATTGATACTTCAAGTCCGGCAACAGGAACATCAAACATAACAATTGATCCCGATGAAATATCCGCATGGGATATATCAAGAGTGGAGGTGAACATTGTCTGATACTATCACAAACAGGGAAATTGATAGACTGTCTTTTCAATTTTCAACAAGCTCAAACTTGATTAATTTTTTAAAAGCTTTTTTGGCTGAATCAGATGAACTCTATGATTCTGAACAAGAGCTTTTGACTGATAGAAATCTTGATACTGCTATCGGAGCACAACTTGATGGTTTAGGTCAGATAGTCGGAATAATAAGACCTTCAGGTGAAACAGATGATATTTATCGTTTAGAGATTAAATCAAAAATATTGGTTAATATGGCTAATATGTCAGTTGATAATATTCTTGAATTGTTCCAATTTGTTTTTGGAGCTGATAGAGTTAGATATTATTTACCCGCTAACCTTGATCCTTTTTTTGTAATTGGTGGAACTATATCACCATCAGAAGAATTTATTTTTAGTTTTTTTCCAACAACTTTGGGAGTCGGAACAACATATATATCAGTACCAACAATTGAAGATTCTTTTAGTTTTTTTGAAGATTCTACCGGCAAAGGTTGGGGTGATGCAACAGATCCAACAAGAGGCGGCAATTTCGCAAAAATAATAGAACCATAATGGAGGTTAATAATGGCTAAACCAACTAATATTCCTGAATGGGATAAAAATGAAACAGATATCATAGAGGCTCCAACATCAAGGAAAGATGATGGTTGGTATATTGATGGTGGAGGTGATCCTGAAAAACCACCTTACCAATGGATGAATTGGTGGATGAATCGAGTTTATCAGTGGATTAATTGGATGAAAGATAAAGTATCAAATAATATGACTGTCATAACTACACAAGCAGAATTTGATGTTGTTTTTGATGGTGTTACAACTTTACAAAATCGAGTTATATATCTTGAAAAAACTGGAAGTCCATATACTTTAGGCGTTGTTGTAAACTTTGGATCAAATTTAACAATAGATAGTGACCCTGGTGTTGTAATAAATAGGACTAATGTTGTAGCAAAATTTGTAAGTACTGGTACTGTTGGAACACCATTGACAAAAGTTCATTTTACAAAAAATTGGATTTTTGATGGAGTTAAATCAACTTATACTATTACAGTTGATGGTGGTTTTGCTGATATAAAATATGTTGAAGATAGCATTTTTGAATGTTATGTTACTGATTGTAAAACCTCTTCGAATGGTGGTGGTTATTCATCTTCAGTGATAGGAACGCAACAAAATATAATAATAAAAAATATATTTAATTGTGAAGCTGCCAACGGTGGTGGATTATATGGTTGTGATAATTGTACAATAGATAATGTTTATTCAAATACAGCAACTACTGGTAATGGAGGTGGATTATATGGTTGTGATAATTGTACAATAGATAATGTTTATTCAAATACAGCAACTACTGGTAATGGAGGTGGATTATATGGTTGTGATAATTGCACAATAGATAATGTTTATTTAAATACAACAACTACCAGTTCTGGAGGCGGGCTATATGACTGTGATAATTGTACAATATCAAATGTGTATAGTAATGTTTCAGCAACTACTGGAGGCGGGCTATATGACTGTGATAATTGTACAATAGATAATGTGTATAGTAATGTTTCAGCAAGTAACGGTGGTGGTATTTCTACATGTAATAATTGTACAATAGATAATGTTTATAATCATGATTTAACAAATAGTTCAGCTCAAGGTGCTGGTATTTTTGATTGTGATAATTGTGTAATATCAAATATCCACACCAATACAATAGTGGCCTCAAATTCTCAAGGTGCTGGTTTAGCTCAATGTAATAATTGCACAGTTGATAATGTTTATAATAATACAGTGACTGGATCTTCAGCTGATGGTGGTGGTTTATCCGAATGTGATTATTGCACGATAACAAATGTTCATGGTAATACATCAACAAATTCAGGCGGTGGTGGATTATTTGATTGTGATTACTGTACAATAGATGGTGTTTATGATAATACATCATCATCAAATGGTGGAGGCGGTTTATATGGTTGTGATTATTGTACAATAACAAACATTCAAGACAATACAACAACAGGGAACGGCGGCGGCGCTTTTGAATGTAGCTATTCTGTTTTCTTAGGTACGTGGCATGGTAATTCAGCAACAGGTTCAAATAATTTTATACACAACTCTCTTTCTTCTTTATCTTTTGCAATTCAAGGTACAGGTGCAGCACAAAGTGTTGTAACAACAAGAGCAACAATCAATTGGAATTAAAATGTGTGGGGCTTATTTAAGCCCCAAATATTTTTTCAAACATTTAATTCCTTGTTCAGAGTTATAGCATATTGCGGTTGCATATCCTTGTTCGATCACAAATTGTTTAAACTCTTGTTGTTTTTTAGACAATTTGTTGTTTCCATATTTCATTTCAATATAAAGACCATGTTTTTTCCATCTGGCAACCGGTAGAAATAAATCAAACACTCCGCTTTCAACTCCTTCAAGTTTTAATTTTGATGCAACTCTGATGTTCCTATCACCTCCATTTGGTATATGATGTAACCATCTTAATTCCAGACACCTTTCTCTTTGTTTTTTTGCCCAATTTACGAGCTTTATTTGTTCTTTTGATTCAGACACTCTGTTTATTGCCTCCACCATTTCTTGTTCAGAATATAATGTTGTTCTTTTTTTATATGCTTCTTCTAAATTTACACCAAAATAATTTTCAGGCGGCATTATGTATTTCATAATAATCACTTAATCAAAAAAGTTGCGGCAATGTTGATTAAAAAACCACTTAACCAATACAAACCACGACCAAAATCTTTATTTAAAAAATAAAAAAATGAAGCCAAACCCATTAAAATTATTATAATTATTGGAAAAATATTTTGCATCATTTACCATATTTCCTTGTTATTTTTTTAATTCTTTTTACAAACATGATATTCCAGTTGTTTATTTTCTCACCATAAACCATGTACCAGTCTTTATCTTCTTTACCATTTTCAGCAATTTCCTTGCCGTATTTTAAATAATCCTCTCTTTTTATCTTACACATGATACTTCCAGTATCATCTTCAAGTGTAATATTAATCCAGGTTGTTTGACCTGATAAAAATTTACCATCCCGCTTTTTAACATTTCCCGCTTCATTTGCGTCTCTCAAACTCTTTTTGATAAGGCAACCGATTATCAAAAATTTTCCATCGCCGGTCAATTTGTCAATAGTCGATGCACCTCGATTTAGATTGTGTTTTTTTGGATTTGTATAATAATCACCATATAAGTCTCTTCCAGGATATAGATATTTGAAATAACTATCATCTTTTTCAATTGATTTTCGAACACCTTCTTGTAATTTTGTTCGTTTTTTTACTGAAATTTTTGCTTTTGCAGGGCCGATACCATGAAGACTTGAAAAACCGCCATACAAGATTCCATCTTTTACAGACCAGTTAACCATAGAATGTTCAGCGTCAAAATAAGAATATTTTACTCCATCGTTTTCAACAGCATCTCTGAGTATCTTTAGTGCTGATCTATCATTTTTTGAATTGTTCAAGTTTGAAACAAGAAACTCAAGCGGATAATGCGCTTTCATATATCCACAAAGATATGAAATCACACTGTATGAAACCGAGTGAGATTTATTGAAAGAATAGGCACCCATAACATTTATGTGATCCCATATATAAGTAGCTTCTTCAATTATTATTCCGTTTTCAACAGCGCCTTTTTCAAACTTAGAATAGAATTTATCAAGGGCTTCTTTTCCCTTTGATTTCGAAATCAGTTTCCTGATTTTTGATGTGTCTTCCCATGATAGTTTTCCAAGTTCTTTTACAATCCGCATAACTTGTTCTTGATAGATTATAATACCGTATGTATTTTTTGTTGCATCGACAACAAGCGGATGATTATTGACATATTCAGTTTCTTTTCTACCGGATCGAAAATTAAGATAACGTCTTGTTCCACCTGATTCAATCGGCCCAGGTCGACCAATTGCATTTATAGCGGATATATCTTCAATGTTTTCAATCGGCATATCTTTTGCTATTTTCTGGATTGTATCACCTTCAAATTGGAAAATACCATTAAAACGATGATCATTAAAAACTTTGTATGTTTCTGGATCGTCTTTTGGTAATGTGTGTATCCATGTATATGGTTTACCAATTTGATCACAGACGCCGGCCAATATTGTCATTGTTTTTAATCCAAGTGCATCAATTTTTAACAGGTCAATTTCTTCAGCATCATTTTTATCAAGCATGCCGATACGATTATCTTTACTGTTCACACCACAATATTTCGATATTGGATTATTACAAACAAGTATCCCGGCAGCATGAACACCCATATGCGAGGGGTGATTTTCAACATATCTCACATTTTTCATTGCTGGATGATTTTCGATAAAAGTTTTACCCATTTCAGTATCGTTGAAAGTATCTTCCATACATTTATGCGCTCTTGCATCGCCTCCGGCTCTTTCGATAACCGCATCTTTCATTTCGTGAATTTCATCAAGTGGTATACCTAATGTTCCGGCAAAACGTGTCATAGCTGATTTTGGCTTAAGTCGATTGATATTTGCAATCTGAGCAACATTTTCCTTTCCGTATTTTTTCTCAAGATATTTTGTAACAAGGTGTCTTTTGTCATCTTGAAAATCAATATCAATATCAGGCAAGTCAAAACGATTAACATCAATAAAACGCTCAAAATATAGATCATATACAAGCGGATCATCTTCAGTTATACCCATAAGATAACAAACAAGTGATCCGGCTGCTGAACCACGACCACCACCGACACACATTTTCGTTTTTGCATAGCGGATCAAATCTGCAACAACCAAGAAATAATCAACATATCCTTTTTCTTTTATAAGTTTCATTTCTCGTTTGTACCGCTCAATATATTCTTTTTTGTTGATCAATCCTTTTTCTTTTGCACCTTTCTTGCACCATTCTTCAATATCATCATCACCTATATATTTAACCATCGGCGCTTTGGGTAATTCAACGTTGCAAGCGGATGCAATATCTATTGTATTGTATAAAGCGGTTTTGTTTTCACATTCAGACAACCATTCATTTTTCGTCAAAATATGAATCGGGCAGGTTTTTCTTTCACGTAAGCGTTCATCTGCAAATGGTTCATAGATGTCAACGTCTTCAGCATCGGGATAAAAATTGTCGATGCTTGCCATTGTCATTCCATCAGGCCAATCTCTATTACATAATGGTGTTGACGGTGATAATTCCATCCATGTTTCTTTTTTTAATAAATCGCCGTTTGGTGCAACCCCACCTAAAACTATAACATCACCAGATAATTCATTCACTTGATCATAGGTGATTCGTTGACGATAATACATTTGCTGCCAAGATAAATCTACAAGTTTGTATATTTCCTGTAAACCTTTTTGAGTTTTTGCAATAAATGTCATCCAACTATGATGGTAAAATCTTTTATTTCTTTGTAGCTCATCAACAACAGGTAGTTTAACACCATAGATCGGTTTAATTCCAACTTTCTCACAAGCCTTTTTCCATGGTATGTGAGCGAAGGTGTTGCCAAGATCGGCAACACCTCCATATGGCTTTTTTATCCCCGCATCCTCACATAATTTTTTACATTTTTCCGCTATCTTATCAAGATGTCCATAGACCTGTTTGAAAGAGTAGCCCGTTTTTATATTGATCCACATGATTTTATTTATCCTCTTTGTCAATCCATTCACCAGTTCTGGCACGATGAATATAGTTTTCAGCTTTTAATAATTCTCCATCAACATCATTATTTTTGGTTCCGACTCTATCAAGATGTTTCATTGCTATGGCCGTCCATAAAGCTTTTTTAATATCTGATGTTTCGACAAATATATTTGTGGCAACCTGTTCCATCAAAAGATATGTTTCAACAATTCGATTTTCTTTATAGTGAGAACCACCTTCACCTTTAAATTTTAAAACTTTTTTTGGTTTAAAATTTACGCCATGGTCGTGTTCTGGACATTGATCAATACATATACCATCCATTTCGAGATTTTCACAATCATCACAATCTTTATATCCTCTTGTTTCGTCATATATATCTCTAACAGCCATTATTTATCTCCTCTTTTATCTTGGTGGTATAATATCCCTTTCATCGATAAATATTTCATCATCGCAAAAATAACTTATTTTTGTTTCTTTTTTGTTCCAGGTTACTACGAACTCAGAACAATTACTTTCATTTATCAATATTTCCGTGATCTTTGAATCACTTGCTAAATATATATATTGATAGCCGGAAACATGAATACTCCTGTTCCAATTTTCATTTTTAATTTGATCGCATCCAAAAAAAACAGTCAAACAAATGATAAAATAAAATAAATTTTTCATAATAACTATAACTCCTTGTAAATTAATGAAGGTTGGATACCTTCGTTGTTTTGGTATTTACCGCTTGAATACTCTTCATATTCACCTTTTATTGTGTGATAATACAATTGAGCAATTTCAACAAATGGAAAAATTATAACCGGTTTGACACAAGAAATTTCAAGAGTCCAATATCCACAAAAACCAATATCACCAAACCCAGCAGTTGCATGAATTGAAATCCCCAGGCGGCCTATTGATGATCGACCTTCAATCATTGGAATAAGATCTCTTGTTTCAGTGTATTCAACTGTTCGACCAAGATATAATTCCCCGGGAACCAATTTCAAACCAGTTTCCGGAATAATTACCTTTCTTGTTTTATTTGGTTTTTTCATATTGATAACAAGATTATCATACACTAACATTTCATTGTGTAGCTTGACATTGTAACTGTTCGGATTTAATTGTTTTTTATCAAAAGGATTGATTATAATATCTTTATCAATTCTCTCTTTAATTTCTTTACCACTTAATATCATTTTCGACTCCTTAACCATTTATATGATTCAAATGTTGCCATAACATCATTTTTAGCTCTATGAGCGTTTTCAATTTGTTTGCCGGTTGCTATTTCATAAAGTTCACTGTTTTTTAATCGATAACCTTTCACATGTATACTCTGTTCAACAGTACAGAATTTAATCGGCGGGTATGGAAAATGATATTCTTTTCCGATCCGCTTTAATTCTGTTATTATAACCTCTTGATCGAATGAAAGGTTATGAGCCACAACTGTGTGAGAGCAATAAAAAACCTCAATTATATTTTTGTAAACCTGTAAAAATGTCGGTGCATCGGCAACCATAACATCGTCTATACCTGTTATTTTAGTTATATGTTGTGGAATAGGAACAGGTGGTTTTATAAATGTATCAAAATCTCTGACAAATTGCAAGTTGTTATCAATTTGCATCGCATAAAATTCTGTGATATGCGGTTGATGAAGTTGGTCTTTTCCTTTGGCACCTACAAGTCCGGTCGTTTCAAGATCGAATATTGTTATCATATCTTAAATGTTCTCCTTTTTTCAAATTCTTTTTGTTTCCCCTTATTCCATTGATTGACCGGTCTTAAATAACCAACAACCCTGGAATAAATCTCATTATCAGATCCACAAGCGGTACATTGTTTTACTTCACCTGGGATGTAACCACATGAAGGGCAGACGCTAAATGTCGGTGATAATGTGAAATAAGGCAGTTTATAATTGTTCGCTACTTTGCGGATAAAGTTTTTCACACTTTCAATATTAGTTATTTGTTCACCTAAAAACATATGTAAGACTGTACCACCTGTATATTTTGTCTGTAATTCATCTTGAAGATCAAGAACTTCAAAAACATCATCTGAATAGTTAACTGGCAACTGAGTTGAGTTTGTATACATATCAACGCCGTCTTTTTTAGCAAGTCTGTAGCTCGTTCCTTCAGCCGGAGTTGCCTCAAGATTATAAAAGTTTCCGGTTTCTTCTTGAAAATCGTTTAATTTATATCGTAAAATATTCATTGTTTGAATAGCGTAACTCAAACCAAGGTTTGAACCAATATCTCTATTGATAATTTCTAAAATAGCTTCATTCATACCAATAATACCGATAGTTGAAAAATGATTTGTCCAATATTTACCGGTTCTTTCTTTTATGTCTCTAAGATAAAATTTCGTGTACGGATAAAGATTTTTATCCGTGAAATTCTCAAGAATCTTACGTTTTATCTCAAGACTTTTCTTTGCGTTTTCAAGTGGAGTATTCAAAAGATTAAAAAAATCACCTATATTTTCAGCTCTTTTCGCAATCCTTGGTAAATTGATTGTAACAACGCCTATTGATCCAGTAAGCGGATTTGCTCCAAACAGACCACCACCCCGCTTTTTTAATTCACGATTATCAAGTCTCAAGCGACAACACATTGACCGAGCATCATCAGGTGACATGTCAGAATTTACAAAATTTGAAAAATAAGGAATTCCATATTTTCCAGTCATTTTCCATATTGAATCAAGGTTTGTGTTGTTCCAGTCAAAATCTTTTGTAATATTGTATGTTGGTATTGGAAAACTGAAAACCCGACCTTTTGCATCACCTTTCATCATCACAGTTGCAAAAGCTTTGTTTAAAATATCCATTTCTTCTTGATATTCCGCATATGTTGATTTTTTATATTCACCACCAATAACAATCGGTTCATTTTTCAGTGTTGATGGTACTACAAGATCCATTGTTATGTTTGTGAATGGAGTTTGAAAACCAACTCTTGTTGGAACATTCATATTAAATAAAAACTCTTGGAAAGATTGACATACTTGATCAAAATTTAAATCATCATAGCGGATAAAAGGAGCAAGTAATGTATCAAAGTTTGATAATGCTTGAGCGCCGGATGACTCACCCTGAAGTGTATAGAAAAAGTTAATGATTTGACCAAGTGCGGTTTTAAAATGTTTAGGCGGCTTGGCTTCGATTTTTCCAGGGACTCCTTTGAATCCGACTCTCAATATATCTTGAAGATCCCAACCAACACAATAAACAGAAAGTAAACTTAAATCGTGAA